TGGTGAATTTATTTCATTTGTATTTTTGTAGTAAGTATCATGATTACCAACAATAATATCAACATGCATATCTTTTAATTGATATACAAACCTATTATTGAAATCTGATAATGTTTTAAAATTTACAAACTTACGTCTATCTAACACATCACCTAAATGTACAATGTGATTTATATTATGTTCTTTTAAATATGGAAAAAATATATTATCCCAAAATTTATAAAAATAATTAGCGTAGTTTGGATTATCATTACGAGCACCAAAGTGGGTGTCGTTAATTAAAGCGATTTTCATAATTACATAAAGTATTCTAGTTTAGACAATTTCTTTCTTTTTGTTAGTTTAGGTTTTTCTTTTTTTTCTGGTTCAACATCAACAACCATATTCTTTCTTAAAAAGTCTGCATATGAATTTTGATATTCTTCATTATCACCTTCTTGTCTAACTATCTCATCTAGTCCAGATTTAAGTATTAGTTTTTGTTTAATTGTTGTTTGTTTCTTTTCTTTTTGTATTCTTCTTATAAATGCGTAATATATTATTTGTGTAAAGTATGCGAATGGATTATTAGATTTTTCTGGGTCAAAGTTTGCTACATATGTTAAGCAATTTTCGATACCATCAGATATCATATCTTCTTTGTATGTGTAGTTTATAAAGTTTGGTCTGTAAGATAAGTGGTTTGCAATTTTAAGAAAACACTCACCTATGTAATCATTGATTGGCGGATCTTTTCTCTTTCTCTTTCTTGCGGATAATACTTTCTTACGGTACTTTTTCATTTCTTCTAAAAAGACTTTATTATCAACATAATGCTCAGTCTTTTTTTTGTTTATTTTAACGGCCATAGTATTACTCCTAATTTGTTAGCTATAATATCAGGATATAGTATTATTGTCAAGGGTTATATACAATATTTTGATAATAATTTTTTTTGCTTTTTTTGTTGTTTTTGCCTTGACAAAAATTTCTTTCCTGATATAATCCGGTATGTCCGGTTTGCATAGAGTATTAGTTTAGTGAGCTTTAATCTTACCTCGTAGATACTGTAAAGTATCCCAATAGTCTTCGTCTGACATTTCATCTAAGGTTTGTTGAAAACTCTTTTCATCATAAGATTTTTCTGATTTAAGAGGTTCTATATTTTTTTTCATACTTGGAAATAATCCCATTCTAACATTATTATAATATTCTACTAAATTTTGATTTGGTACCCCTATCGAAAATATGTGAGTTTTATGTATTGAATAGATTTTATCTACTGTTTGAAACATCCAAGGGGTTAATGACATTCTTTCCTCTACAAAATATGTTTCACTATCTACTGCATTTTCATGTATTCTAACTTTATATGGTTCGCTTAATCTTATAAAATCCGAACCATCAGATACCTCAATACCTGCGATAACCTGTTGACCATTTGATAACATTATCATTCTAGGTGACTGAATAGGTTTCTTTTCTTCGTTGTTCGCCATATTACTATTTATCTAATATCAACATGATCCAGCTCGTAGTCAAACTCTTGCTCAGAATATGTGTTTATTCTTTCCATAAAATGGTTAAGGGTAAAATTTTTTCTTTCTTTGTAAGAAAAGTCATCAGCAATATCATACAAATTTGCTTTAACCTTATTATTACCAAGCCGCAACCCACGACCAAGAGACTGTAATATACGAATTTTAGATTTGGTAGGGCTTGCGAATATAACGTTATGTAAATTCCTAATATTGATACCAGTAGAAAAAGTTCCGTAACTCGCCACAATAATTGCATTGTTTTCATTTTCTGTAATACTCCTTACTGTTTCTCTATCTTTAGTTTCAGTACCACCATAAACAAAAAATAACTTTCGTGTTTGATGGTCTAGCGTGTCGCCTATAAGGTCATATAATACCTTACCATGTTTTTCAACATATTGAAATAAAACTAAAGTATTGCCTGTTCGGGTTTTTGTTAGATTACGAATAAATCTATTTCTTTTTTCGTGTGATACTATATAGTCCATTTCTTCTTGATAGTTTAATTTCTTAACATGTTGACATTCTTCTTTAGGATATTTTAATATTAGACATTGTATTTTTAAATCTGCTAATTGTTTTTTATCTATTAGTTCTCTAGTTGTGGTGACATTATGCACTCTACCAAACAAACCCTCTAATACTAATTTGTGTACCTTACTATCATCTAACGTGCCAGTTGTACCTATACGATATTTTGCATTTATACAGGCACTCATAATTTTTTGCAATTCTTTAGATTTATATAAATGTGCCTCATCACCCACCACACAATCAAACTGTTCAAAATATTTCTTATCGAAAGTGGCAAGTGATTGCCATGTAGATATGACCACAGGTTTACTTTCATCAATCTCATAACCATAATATTTTCTTTGCACATGTTGGTCTGGTATCCAACCATAGTCCTCAAAGTCTTTATACATTTGTTCTACCAAAGATGTTGTTGGTACTATTAACAAACTTCTTTTTTCTAGTGTGGTCATCAACCTAATGATACAATAGATAATTAATGACTTACCTGAGGCCGTAGGTGATAATAATATTGCTCGTTTATTGTTGATTGCATAAGAAAACGCTGAAAGTTGATAATCTCTTATTTCTATTGATTTAGTTAAAATTTTAGATACAAACTTGGAAAAACTATCGCTTAGCGAACCGCTGGTAGGTTTTTCAAGACCCTCTCGTATGATTGTACCCCCCCTATTTTCAATAAAATGTTCAACATAGGGTAACAGTCCGTAATATAGTTTACCTGTTGCTTTTGAGAATAATCTTATTTGACCATCCCATCTTTTTGCACGAACACTTGGCATGAAAGAAGCACCAGGTACTTTGAAAGTAAAAAATTCAGATAGTTCTTGTAGTAAACCTAAATCTTCACTTGTGCATTTAATGTAGGATTCGTTATACTTTGTTACTGTTAATTCGTTCATCTAATTCGTCATATGAAATATTTGTCCAGTTATCTCTCTCATCTAATTCTTCTATATTATCCCCTACATGTATAAATTCGTGTTTTTCGTATTTGTTTAATAATCGTTTAGTATGTGCTATCCAGTTATCTGGTTGTACTGCTTTTGCGTTTGGTCCCACGTACCCTACTGTTCCTTTGTATAGATTGTTTACTTTGTCGTTCTTCGACTTGTAATCGTAACCTACCAAATAAACCTTGTTGTCTACATCCGCTGCCATTAACGCAATCAAGACACCTGCGTTTGTCTTCTCCTGTTGGTACTTGCCTAGTCCCATCACTTTGTCTTTCTTTTTTGTCCATGTTATTTTATACCCTTCTTGGTCCTCACCAAAGTGTAACTTAAAATCATCTTCATGCCACTCTTTATTTTCTTCACGAAACTTTTTCATTACATCTACATTATTTGCCCAACAGACAAAAAATCTTTTCTTCTCACCTTTCCATACCCACTCATCTGTGTAGTTATTTACATCATCTATATCACCTAAAAACTTTGTTACTGTTTCTGGATAAAATAATTTTTCATACATTGTATGTGGATTTTTTTCCCATGCTTTTAAATATACAGGATGTTCAAATGCATAACCACTACGATATATTTCATGACAAATATTATAATCCATTGCGACTAATACATCTGGTACAAAGTCTCTATATAAACCATTGCACCCATATATCTTACCATGTGGTCTTAATTTTTCTAAATCAAAGTCTTTACGACTTTCACCATTACCAATACAAAATATCATTTTTTAAATATCTTTAATATTCTTTTAATAGGTTCATAGACTTCCCATATTCTTTTAATATGGTCATCAAGTTTTTTATTAAGGTCATCTATTTTTTTCTCTATGCGTTTTAAATCTTCTTTACTCATTACATACTACCCATAGTAAATTTTTTCCATTCTATTGCGTTCTTGATTTGAAATGTGCGATTGTTTATTTGTTTAAGTGTGCTTTCACAATAACTACATATCTGTTTTAGATATTCAATTTTTTGTCTTGACTTAATTATATCTTCGTCAGCGTCAATAAATTTATCAACGTCTTGTCTTAATACTTTTAAATCAAAATTACTATCTTTATATTCTTGAGGTTCTGCTTTACCTGTATAAAACAACCATTTCTTTAAATGTAATTGTGAGTGGTCACCTTCTGCCTTTTTAAGCATAAGAGCATATGTAGAATATGTTTTAAGATATTGTGAATGAAGCTGTGGTGTCTTTAGACTTTCTAGGTCTAGTTCAGTATCATCAATTTTCAAATCATTTTCGGCTTGCGCCTGAAGTTCATCAAGTGTCATTATTTAATCCTTTGTATTATATAGTAAACTAAAAAGGGGTCGTGTATTTGTGTAGTTTGTAACCTAAAGTAACAGTTGCTTGTAAATATTCTATATCAGTTGCATTTTGATTATATTCTAAAGCAGATAATGATTTAGGGTATGTATCCTCAAAAGACAATTCAACAAGAGGTATATTTCTTGCAGATAATATAATTAATTTTGCGTCTGAAAATATTGCACCATCATTAGTTGCTGACGTTACTCTACCTGCGTCTTGTGAATTATTTTGTTGAGATAAAGGCATTCTATCACCACCATCTGTAATTAATGCACGATATTTGTCGTCACTATCCATTTGTGCAAGACCAGCCATCCAGTCATGTACACTACGATAGTTTGTTAAATCTTCATCTACAATAAAAGTTACTGTTAAGTCTTCAAATGTCATATCATTACCTGGTATTCTAATAGGTATAAGTCTAGTTGGTTGATTTATTTCTGTAAGAGTAATACCTGGTATATTCGCTTGAATACAATTAAACTCTACTCTAGGTAATTTAGATATTTGAAACTTAAACTTTGTAGGATCAGCATAGTCTAAACCTGACCCACTTGGTTGTTTACTCGATAATGTTGTATCAGTCATAATAGTATTTATAATAAAAAAAGGGGGCGTATTATCGCCCCCCTCTAGTGGTGTTCTATACCGTTTCCAGTATAGAGGTGAACCTTTATTACATAAGGTTAGTTACTTTAACCATTCTGTAATAGATATTAGCTTGATCTGTACCAGTATCAGAAGCTTGTGCTGAAGATTCAGCAAATGGGTTTCTGATTAGGCCATATCTTGTTTTGAAGCCAATTTTTGGTTGGAATGTGCTTTCGCCAACCGCTCTCACCATTTGTAGTGGAACGTATGGGCAGTAGAACATACCAGCGTCATAAGGTGAAGTACCTTTGTAACCCACTGTGAAGTATTGAGCCGCAG